GTGTATCTTTCATTTCCCCTTCTCTTTGGGCGGTCTCTTCTCCAGGGTTTTTTCCCAACCACTTGTGGAGACCTCTTCCCACTTACCTGTATCCGAAAACCATTCGCCATCAAGCTCGTCTACGATGGTCGGCTTATTGGAGTACCAACCCCAGATTCCATTAGCATCCATAGCCAACCACTTAGCCCAATCTGGAGCATCTTTCCAATCGGGTTTAGGAACGGATTTGGCTATCATCGGGAATGCCAACATGCTGTAGTTGCTAGACACGGACCACTAGTAAGGAACCCATACGAGGTAATCAGATTGATAACCTTATCAACAGTTGTCCATCCGGGAACTTCACGGGGCAGTGTCTTTAGCGCTTGAGATATCTTGTCGAATCCTTCCTTGGAAGACTCTGCGATTTCTCTATCGTTCTTGTATTCGGCTTCCAGCTTCCTGAGTTTCTCTGCAGAGGATATCATTGAATTCTGATATTCAGAGATAGTTTTTCCCTGTTCACGATTCGCCTTTTGAGTTTTCTGTAGGATTTCTTGCGTCTCCCTGCAGTTCTCCTTAAGGATTTGGTAGTCGCGCTGGAGCCTATGTAGTTGCCTGATGGTTCCGCCAAGTTGGTTGATGAGTTCGGATTTGTTGTCGGGTATGATAAAGACATCGTCAATTTTCCCTATAGTTGGTTCCCTGAACATGGGATCTAACGGAACATACTTGCCAGCCTCCTTCAGTCTCTCATGCAGGTTACGGTTCTCGCGTTCCAGCTGTTCGGTATATTCTTTCGAGTCTTTGGCGTAGGTCTTGAAGTTGCACTCAATCGATTCACGCCTTTGTATTTCGGCATTGTAATCGGCAAGTAGATCGTCATACTCATCATCGGTTACGCACTTAGAACGCTGGGCAAGATCGTTATGTAGCCCAAGGATAATGCTATCACGATTGGATATTTCACCATTCAGTACTTGCACGTCTTTGCCAAGCGATTCAGCGCATTTAACAGACTCATTGTAACGTTTGCGTAGATCACGATTATCTTCTACAAGCTCCGTTATTACTTCTTTACGCGCATTATTCTCGGCTTCCAGGGCGTCAATAACGTCACGGGCAGCGCTAACGACCTTGTCCCTGGCGCATACCTGTTCTTTGATTTTGTCAATATCCATGTAGTCTCCTTTGATGCACTACTCGATGTAGTCATCATAAATAGTTATTGCGTATATTGGTTCACCATAGCCTATTGGAGTATGGTCAGCATACCATGTTCCGATAATAATTCGGCCATACTTTTCCACAAACGACATAATGTCCTTAGGGTCGATGTCGATAGTCCATTCTTTTCTGTCTTCGACTTTACGGACAATGTGCGAACCCTTCTTGCTAACCTTATAGCCTGGAGTAACCGCTAAGTGATTGGTTCCCTTAGAGCGCCATAAGCCTTCTGACTTTCCGAATTTTCTGTCGAACTCAGATTCGGTTACTGTCCGGCATTCCCAATAAGGAACGTTTCTCTGTTTGGCTTCCGGGATAGGTTTTGCCGTACCCCATATTGATGCTCTCTCAATTACGAATATCATGGTATCTCCTTTAGCCAAACACTAGTTGGCTGATGTAGTTCATGTTGTGATAGATTTGTACCGTGTAACCCCTGGGATCGCCCTGGAACTTCACCTGCCATTCGGGATTCATCAGCTTCACGAGTGCGGATATCTTTGTCTCGATACGGAACTCCGCAACGGCTACGGGATTGTATTCATCGTCGTAGTTTACGTCATTGAAGTCGATGCCCATATAGGTACCGCCATTGCATTGATACTCCTGGAGGCGCTGATACTTCTTCTCGTATCTGCGTAGTCTTGCCCAGGTATCGAGCTTACTGTATAGATCGGTTACGTGGTTGTTGTCGTAGAGGAGAGCGATTCGTTCGTTGATATTCAAAACGGTACGTCTCCTTTATCGGGTTGAATGTTTACCGGTGACTCTGGTAAGTCTTCGAGGTCGCTAATCTCGGTTAAGGTTGCGAAGCCTTTGGTATTGAGCTCGACCTTGATGGTGAACCGTTTATCGATAAGCATATCGAATTCAGCTTCGGAATACTTATTCTTGTAGAATCGCTGAGAATATAGGGCGTTTTCGGCTGGCACCTTAAAGGTAACCTGCCAGTAGTCACCCTTATCCTTCTTCGATAAGAGCGTAGCCTTGTAGTTGCCCGCCTTGTTAATGAACTTGGTTGGGCTTGAGTCGGGATGTGGATAGGTCATTTAGTCTCCTTTTCATATTCTTCTGAACCTCCAGTTATCTTGACGTTCGATTACGATACCCGAGAAGAGGCTATCGCTATTGGCTTTCACCATAGAGATTGTCCTGTACGGGCTATCTTGCTTGCCATCGATTACGAATAGGCGTCGGGACGTCTTCTCAATAGCGCCGCTTCCAAAGGCTGAGTGGACTCCTATGCCGTTCTTGGCGGAGTCTCTACTGACCTGTGAGATCGCAATGAGAATGATACTATACTTCACTGCCATTGCAGACAGCGCTTTGGATATCTCCGCTATTGCTATAGTAGGATTCCGGTCCCAGCTAGGGTGCTCCACTTGTTCGAAATAATCAATCACAAGTACTTTGGGCTGATATTCCGTAATCAGGTGCTCGATTCCGCTGAGAGTCAATACGCCTTGCTGGACACTGATATGCTCTAAGGCGCTACGATAGCGCAGAAGCTCATCCTGGTGCTTTATGACATCATTCTCGTCGTAACCGGTAACGATACTGTAGTTACGCATCTGGATATTGCCGGCGTGTAGTTCCGGGCCATAATAGATAATGGGTAGTTCCGGTGGCCTTACCAGATCGTTTACCATGTCGACACCAAGCATGATGTTCTGGATGATGCTCGTCTTATTGGTGCCGGTATCGCCCATGAAGACTACAAGCTCACCAGGATACAGTACGCAGTCATTCTCGAGGCCGAATACGTTCTTTAGGTTGATGTACGCATCCTTGTTCTCCATCATCTCTATGCGGTCGTGCATAGCCTTATCGAGGTCGGCAGCATTCATCAGCCCCACCTTCTCCATGTTCTTATTTTTGTAGAAGATACAGGAGCGATGGCAATGCTTCCGGAGTAGTTCGTCGGAGCAACCGTAACGATAGGCTGAGTTGTATACGCTTCGGACTTTTGCAGTGACGATCTTGGGGTCGAGACTCTGGTTTCCCATTGTATTCCATCCAAGGAGAGCGAACAAGCACGCCTGTTCAGGGATACCCTGGCGCTTGAAGTGCGAGGCTATGCGCAGTACGGTATTGTTGCGGTTGCCTTCACTGGGGCCGAGTTCCCATAGCCTTTGGATACATACAGCATAGAGGTTGTTGAACTTCGCTTCCTTCTGCATAACTACGGCGGCTTCGCCTATAGACGCATCGGATACGATATATTCCTCTAACTGGAAGTTGCCGATAAGCTCATCGTAAATGTAGTCTAGGCGCTGGCCTTTCGCCATCTCGAGTATCTGTTCCGCCTTGAACTCAGTAGCTTCCGTATAGGATATCGGTATCTTGTAGAGTCCGCTCTTCTCGTTAAGAGAATGCTCGATACGGATAAGCTGAGCGCCACGGCACGCTACTGGGTCGTCAATCAATTCCATATTGTAAAGCGTAAGCCCTACGATGCGGGGGAGGTCGACTCCTGGTTCGAATCCGAACACATCGTTGCTTATGAAGATATGGTAGCCGGTACCGGAGAAGTATATCTGATAGCCTTCGGGAGATACGTTTAGTTTCTCCAGCTTGACCAGATACGCCCTTAGTTTGGAGAGAGTGAATTCATTGGAGTTGTTTCCCTTGTCGATGTCGATAACGATTTCGTTGATTCCCCTAACGCCTCGATACGAAGCAATAGACTTGTTCGCCTTAAGAAAGTCCATTACGTCTTCGGTATACCAGAAGATAGAACGGTATAAGGGACATTGCTGCCCCTTATCCGCTATAAGGCCCGGAATGTTAGTGGAACGGATTAGCCTATTCCTGTTATTGACTCGGAACTCCGCTAATTCGTAGAACTCCATTATCAGGAACCGGGGATGTATTCGATTTCGGAATCGCTGTTTACGACCGTATCAGAGTCGGCACCTTTGTTCTTGAGGAAGTAATCGATGCGCCATTCGAAGTTTTCGTATAGCTTGGTAGCTTCGGAATCGGTTCCGGTGGCTTGAGCAATTGCGGTATCTATCCAGGCTACAACCTTGTCGTAGTGCTTGCCGTTCTTGCCCTTGGGGTCTTTGTCGATATACAGGTCGAAGGTCTTGCCCTTGGACATCGTCTCGATCAGGGCAGCAATATCCTTGATCGGGGTATCGTCACCGTGGACAAATTTACCCTTGTCGGATATACAGACGCCTTCGACATTGCCGTCTTTGTTCGTGGTTTGAAGTCCCAGGAGTTTCAGGTTACGGCAAAGGGAGTTGAATTCCTTGTCGGTGGCTTCGATATAGCCTTTGGCATCCTTTTCGAATTTGGCATAGAGCCGGATATTGCGATCCCATTCCGTGGATCCGAAGCCGAAGACGATGTCGAGCAATACGTCATAGGGGGTACCCTGGCTCAGGTCTTTGACGCTTTTGATGAACGCTACGTTGTATCCCGGTACGTTGAGGTGTTTGCCTCCAGATGTTGCGGTTGGATTAAGTGGCACTTGTGTCTCCTTGTGTTATTGATTTTCTGTATTCTTCTTGTGCAGCCTGATAGCTGAATGGAAGCGTCTTGCCCACTAAGGGTCCGAGACGGCTTCCGCCTGTTAAAATCTCGCTTTCGGTTACGAAACTTACCGTATGCAGTATACCGCTATGAACGCATCCATATAAGCTACCGTCTGGGAGATTCGAATCCTCTACATCAATATAACCAATTGCATCGGCTTCGCCAAACAAGGCGTTGGTAACTCCGGCTCGAAGCGCAGGGTCACGCTGGAACTTGTTGGCAACCTGAGTCGTTGTCTTGGAATGGATAAGCCATGCCATGTCGACATTCATCCCGGTTACGATCTCGCGTAGCTCAAGTAAGGGGCGAACAAGCACATCCCTGGCATCGCTCCAGGCGGCACCGTGACCGCCTCCGACATCCATCAGGCTGAAGACCTGATCTTTGGGTTCCTTGGTCTTGTTGTATTCGGCAAGGAAATACTCTTCGCTCCATTTCTGGAGTACGTCAAGGGTGTCGAGCACAACGATGTCGAACTTCTCCTGCAAGAGTCCTCGGTTAGCCATTACGCGGATAAGGGCAATTGCTTCCTTAAGCGACCAGCTTTTGATCGGCTTGCCGTTGATCGAATATCCGCGCTTCTCGGGAGGAATTGGGGTACCCTTTTCGTCTTTCGGAATGGTGAAACTGGTAAGCGGTAGCGTAGTCATGCCGTTGTATTCCTTGAAGCGTAAGACACAACGCTCCGCATCCAGGTAAAGAGTACGGC